ACTCTATCATTGAAAAAGGACAAGAAGCAATTAACGGCATTCTTGAACTTGCTCAGGAAAGTGAAATGCCCAGAGCATATGAAGTTGCTGGTCAATTAATTAAGAGTGTATCTGATGCAACTGATAAATTGATGGACCTTCAGAAGAAACTGAAGGATGTTGAGGAGGAGAAAGTTGCTAAGGGTCCTTCAAATGTTACTAATGCCCTTTTCGTTGGTTCTACTGCTGACCTAGCAAAATTAATTAAGAAAGAAAATGGCCCAAATAAATAAGCTCACTCCGATTATATCCATTACAGGCATTTCTACCGTTGGTATTATGACTGTTGGAATTACGGAGCTTGCTGGTGGGACAGGAGTCAGTACTACAGTCTATCTTAGATCTGTATTAATGCATAATACATCAGGAGTGGGAACTTGTACTTCTTCTGTATATGTTTATCCTCATTGGGAAGAAGTTGTGGGGGTTGGAAAAACAGCATATAAGTTATTAAATAAAAGGTTAGAACCAAGTGAAACTTATATGTGGGATTTACCTTCTTATCCCATAATTCTAACTGATAGAGAAAAATTGGTTGTTGAGGTTAATTCTCCTAATACACTAGATAAATCTTTTACTTTAAATACTGCTATTTCTGCTGGATCTACTGCGGGAATTGGAACAACTGAATTTACGTTAAACTCTATTACAGGAATTGGGATTGGGGATTCTATAACAGTTGGTGCTGCTATTACTGATGCTCCTGTTACACAAGTTTTTACTGCTACTAATAAGGTTAAGATTGGACTTGCTTTGACCGCTGGAGAATCAATATATGCTGGAACAGCAGTTACAGTTACGGGACCAAATACTGTTACAGATGGAACGGGTATAGGTTCTGCAGTTAATTATGTACTATTTGGTGATGAAGACTTAGCGTGGGCATAAATAACTTTGGGAGAAAAATCCCGAAGTATTTAATTTACTCATACCATGTCGGAACAGTTACCGTCAATTGATGACTTCTACGAGGAGTTACCATCAGTTGAGGAGGTTATAAAAGAAGAGAATTTACCCTCCGTTGACGAGTTCATTGAGAAGGAAGAAGAAGAGATTGTAGAAGAGACAATAGAAGAACCTGTAATAGAAGAAGCAGAGGATCTTACAGAAGTAATACGTCTAATTAATGACGTAAGAAGGGATATTCCTGATATTCCTGAAATTAAGTATTATGATGAGCCATTAGAAAAGTTATCTGAGCAGGTTGCATATCTAGCAGCAGAATTAAATAGTCTTCCTGAACCTCCAGAACCAAAAGAATATGATAATGAAGTAGAAGCAATATGCGAACAAATTGATTTAGTAAGGGAAGAGATTAAAGATCTTCCTGAAGTAAAGTATTATGATGACCAAGTAACTGCTATTGAAGATAGAATTGATAATCTTCAGACAGAGTTAACTAATCTACCTGAAGTTAAGTATTATGATAGGGAGATAGAAGCAATATGTGAAGCAGTTGATCAGGTTAAAGCGGCAATACCTACATTTCCTAAATGGGTTAATGAAGTAAATGAAGTTCCTGATTTTACTTGGATTGGTAAGACCTTTAGTGTAATTGATGATGACTTTATTAAAGTTAATGACCATATAGCAGGTCTTAAAACTAAGTTTGATTTTGATATCAATACTCTTACAGAAAGTCTTGATGTTAAAGATTTTGAACGAAGAGGAGAAGTTAAGAAAGTAACAGAAGATCTTAAAGAAACCAAAGAAAAGATATGGGATGAATTAAGAGAGTCTGCTGTAAAGGTATGGGAATATCAAAGATCATTTAAAGATGATGATAGAAAATTAAAGAAGAGTGTATTAAGTAAACTAAACGAAACAAAGCAGAAACTTGAAACACAAATAGATGAGTTTAATGTAAAAAATTCAGAATCTAATGAAACTCTCACTAAGTATTTTAAAGGGTTAAAAGAAGAAATTAGTAATCTTCCCCAACCAAAGAATTATGATGATCCTATAACTGACTTAAAGAAGACTTTATTTCACTTAGAGAAAAAGAGAGAAGAGCAAGGTCTTAATATTACCGAACTCTATAGGATTGTTGAGGAGTTAAAAACAACTCAAAAAGAATTAAATGAATCAAAGTATGCAAGTGGCACTAATCCTGGAAGACCTATAGGACCAGATCCTAAAATAAAACAGGGCAAAGATCCTCTTACAGCAACTGATCAAAAGTTTGCAACTTTAAAAGATTTAGCATCTAATTATAGATTATTTGTTAATAGAGTTGAGCAACAGTTATATACCATCGGTGGTGGTGGTGCAGGATTCCTTAAAGATCTTGCTGATGTTGATATCTCTGGATTAGTAAATAATGATACTTTAGTATGGAATGCTACCACATCAATGTGGGATGTGGGTAGTGTTGGTGGTGCTGGTACTTGGGCATCCAATTCTGTTGGAGTTAGCACTAGTAAGTATGTTGGTATTAATACTGGTTCAGCAGTAGCAGAGTTTCCCTTATATGTTGGACCTACAGGTTCTGGTACAACCACTATTGTTGCCAAATTTGATGGAGATATCTCAGTTGCTGGAACTATATTCAAGGAGAATATAAAGAATGTAGATTCTCTTGGTTTTGGTACTTTTAGAAGTGGACTACGGGTACAAACAGGAACTGCTACAACTGCCTTAGTAGTAGAAGGAGATGCTAGAGTAACTGGTATTTTAACAGTTGGTACTTCTTCTATTGAAATAGATGGTATTAATAACAAAATTACTATTGGTGATGAAGATGTAACTATTACTAACTCAGCAGTTACTATTGGTGATAATGTAACTATTGATGCTGGGGCAACTGGTATTAACTCCGCACCAAACGTACTTTATGTGGCAAAGGATGGTAATGATTCTAAGAATGGAACATCAATTGATAATGCAAAATTAACAATTGCTGGAGCAGTTGGTGTTGCTCAATCAGGAACTACTATTAAAGTTCTTTCGGGTAAGTATGCTGAATCTAATCCTATTGAAGTTCCTGCTTTTGTATCAATTGTTGGTGATGACCAAAGAACAGTTGAAGTAAGTGGTCTTACAACTACTAGTGATATTTTCCATGTTAGAAAGGGAACTAAGTTAGCAAGTATGACTTTTAAAGGTCATGAAGCTCCTGCTGCTGCTGTTTCTTTCCCAACAGGAGATGAAATAGCAGAAAACGTAGGTGGTGGCAAATGGAAAGGTCCATATATTCAAAATTGTACAAGTGATACTACTACAGGAACTGGAGTTTATATTGATGGTGACCAAGCTCAATTATTGAAAGCAATGAATGTTGATGCTTTCACTCAGTATAATCAAGGTGGTGTTGGGGTTGCTGTTACTAACGGTGGATTTGCTCAGTTAGTTTCTCTCTTCACTATTTGCTGTAATGAAGCAGTTACTTGTGATAAGGGTGGTCAAGCAGATATAGCAAATAGTAATTGTAGTTTTGGTACTTATGGATTAGTTGCGCGTGGAACAAGTGATTTACAATATACTGGTATAGTCACATCATCTGCTTCAATATCTCAAGCAGATATACAAGTGAATGTATCTACTCCCGAAAAGGATATTTCTGGATTTGCTTATAACTATACAACTGGTATTGCTACTGTAACTACTAGTGCTGCTCATGGTTTCTTAGTTGGGATGGGTGTTACTGTTTCGGGTGTAGGAATGACTTGTACTTATGGTACTAAAACATATCCATATAGGATGCCATATGTTTTTGAAGTTGAATCAATTCCATCCACAACAACCTTCTCTATTAATGTTGGTGTATCTACTGTTGCTCATTCATATGTTTCTGGGGGTAAAGTATCAATAGATGTAGATAGACCTTATGATGGACAATTAGCATATTTTGACACACTTTACAATACTGTTGAGACCATTACTGTGACAGATGGAGGAAGTGGATATACTTTGACTCCGGGAGTTACTGTTGCTAACCCTACAGGACCTTCTGGAGAAACTTGTACAGCATATGCAACCTTGAGTGGTAATGCTGTTTCTACAATTACTATTATCAGTAGTGGTAGTCAATATACTTCAGCACCTAATGTTACTATTAGTGGTGGGGGTGGATCCGGTGCTACTGCTACAGCGGCGGTTCAACCAATCTATTATACAATAAATAGTTCAACCCCAGTTACGGCTGGAATTTCTACATTAACACTTGCTTCTAATTTACTTAATACTGTAGGAGTTGGTTCTACAGCATACTTCTCTCAGGGAAGTAGAATTGTTGCTAGTTCTCATACATTTGAATATGTGGGTTCTGGTAATCAAATTGTCACTGCTACTCCAAAACGTGGTGGTGTAACCAATCAAGCAAATGAAGTTGTTAGTGAAGATGGTGGAAAGGTTCTTTATACTAGTACCGACCAAGCAGGTAATTTTAGAATAGGTGATGATTTGCAGATCAATCAAGAAACTGGTACAATTAGTGGAAGATCCTTCAGTAAAAGTTTATTCTCAGAAATGACACCGTTTATCCTAGCACTCAGTTAATATGGCACTCGCACTTAATAGATTTAAAACATATACAAAGGTCCTTACTACTAGTGATCAAACAGTTTATACTGCACCGACTGGTTATACTGGGATTATTTTATATGCTCACGTAACCAATTATGGTTCGTCTTCTACAACTCTTACTATGTCTCATATAAGGAGTTCCACTACTACAGAGATAATTAAGGGAGCCAGTGTTCCTATTGCTGATGCTTATATTCCTTTAGATGGTAAATTAGTCTTAGAGACTAGTGATTCTATTCAAGCTAGTGCTGGTGCAAATACTACGTTGAAAGTACTTCTTTCTGTATTGGAGACTGCAAATGCCTAGATTGCTTAGCCAAGTTAATAGCACTGGTGCAGTGGGGATTGCTAGTGATGGTACTAGTCTTGGTAATATGACCACATTAAATTTAGAGAGTAATAGAGTTAAGTTTGATGCTAATGCAGGAATAGCGACGGTTTATTCAGATCCTTTAACTATTATAGGACTATGAAACAGTTTTCAAGATTTATGGGAGATGTAAAGGGGAGAGTATAAATAACGCAGTATATAATGAGAAATTATGAAATTCAGCATAAGTAAAGAAGGACTCGTAAATAAGAAGGAGTTGTTTAGTGATGATTTATCCCCTCAACAATACGCAAGAGTTGCTGTATATACTGTATTGGAAGAGTTGGGTATCAAGGTAGAAGAAGAGTGGGAAATGGATGATGACTCCATAGAATTGACGG